GTTGCGGGTAGCGCAGACGCAGCCGTAATGCACGATCTGGCCGTCATCCATCTCGATAACAACCGTGGATTTCAAATTCGACTTGCCGCAGCAATCGCAGCTAGTGATTTCGTCTGTGGTTCCGAGCGCTCTTGCCATCTCTCATCTCCTGCCCCCTTGATTGGTGGCGTGAATGAAGTATCGCAAACCGAAACTAAGCGGTCAAGGAAAGCGAGACTATTTCTCTAGACAGAGTTGAAATATCAAGTCCGGCAAAGCTAGACTTTTGGTGATATGGATGGGGTTCTTAGGCCGAATCGTTGAGTCAGCCGCACTTAGACCGGGTGAAAACCCTTGATCTATGTCATGTTCAGTAAGGGTTTTTACTGAGTTTGACGTTTGTTAAGCAAACACCCTAAGCGCAATGTTTGGTTACAGGTGTGACAATGCAGCCAAAGCTAGACGTTTGGAATGCAAACGTCAGACACAAGAACAAGGTATCGATGGAGACAGACTGCGAGCTAATGCGCCAAATGGGCGGGTTTTTAAAAATGGTTCGGGAGCGAGTTGGACTCAGCCAGGGGGAAGCGGCGCAAGCGGCGGGGGTGCGGCGATGCACCTACAGCAATTGGGAGTCAGGCAGGCACTTGCCCAACATGCTCCAGCAGCGGCGCTTGCTACAGGCATTCGATTGCAGCGGGCACGAATTGATTTTCGGGGGCCGCTTCTACACCTTCACGATGGCTCAGCGCAGAGAATTAACGACCTATTTGCCCCGCTTCTCGGACGATCTGCGCCGGAAGATCGGATTGGTTCTGGTGACTTCTGGAACTAGTGAAGCCGATAAGCCTCGGGCTTTACCGAGCCGGCCGATTCGCTAACGCGCGGAGCTTCCTGCACTCCCGAGCATCAACTAGCGTCTTGAATCGGTGGTCAGCCACTGAGAGCCATTGCATGTTGCCCGGCTTGTCCTCGCCGCCCGCGCAGAGTGGCCGGATGTGGTCTACCTGATAGCCTGGACAGGCCCCGCGGCGTAGATCGGTGGCAGGGCAGGGGTTATGCCGCTTGAAGGCCAGTACAGCCCCTGCGGAGCGCTCTATAGCGTCAGCGGGCCAGCTTAGTGGCCAAACGAGACATGCACTCAAAAAAATCTTTGCCAGTCTCATTGTTGGTGTACCTGACAGCCGCACCATTCGCGTCCTTCCTAACAGCAGCAGACATTTTTATGCTGGTGTAAACGTCCTGCCCTTGAGGTTTCCTATTAAAGCCAACGGTAAATTCACCTTTGTTACTCATATCCTCAAGAATGGCTAAAAGCTTCTTGTCGAGCGCGTTCCCAACAAGGAGGCGATATCCATCGGTGTCCGAAGGGATGACTTTCGCCCCTCCTGCGGTTGTGCCGTTGGCTGTTGAGAAGTAGAAATGGGAAGGAGCCTCCCACTGCGCCAAGTTTTGCAGTGGGCGAGTGCCAAGCTTGCCGGTGAATGACAGGCCGTTTCTTGAGAGCGTCCGAATGGCCATACTGCCGTTCATCACGACCTGATCACCCCGCAAATACGCCGTATCGCTCACGATTGCGGTGAACACTAGAGAACAGCCCTCCAACTCCCCGGCGCGGGAAAGCTGCTGGAAATAAACGTCGTAGGTTCCGTTATCGACACCTTGAGCGCCAGCCAATGCCGGGAACGCTAGAGCAATCAGGATCGCTTTCATATCCATCCTCTCATTGTGGCGAACCAAAAACCATTTGCATGGCCTTCCACTGTCGCCGCCCTTCCGGCGTGAGCTTTTCGTAGAACTTGGCCTGTTGCAGCGCCTCGGCTGACAATCCCTCTGCGGATCGGCCCAGCACCAGCCAATCGCAAGAAACCTCTAGGAACTCTGTCAGCAAGGCAAGCTGCGCCAAGTTCGGCTCATACCGCCCTTGCTCCCAGTGAGAAATGGTCTGTTTGGACATGCCGAGCAAGTCCGCAAGCTGCTGCCCGGTGTATTCCTTGGCGTTACGCGCCGCCTTCAGTTGATCTTTGAACCCCATCTGAAAAGCATAAGGGCGCGCCGCCTTATTGCGAAAGTGTAGTTTCGGAATGCTAGACAAGTGAGTATCGGAAGGCGATACTCTAGCGGTCATGAGCATTACTACCCCCCTCGAACGTGCCTGCAAGGCCATGCACGGCTCTGCAAAGCTGGCAAACGCCCTGACCGCTATGGGGCGTAAGGCGACAAAGGCTTCGGTTTCCCGTTGGAAGCGCGAGCGCGTCCCCGCCGAGTTCTGCCCCGACATTGAGGCGCTGACCAAAGTGCGGTGCGAGGAACTGCGGCCCGATGTGAATTGGGCTGTCCTGCGCGGCAAGGCTAGGAGCTAACCCATGCCTTCTCGGACACGCCGCCCACAAGTCAATCGCACAAGTCCCTGGCCTACAGCCGCAAGGGAACAGAGCCGCAAGCGCCGCGTTGTAGGCGCTGATCCACGAGTCTCCTTGTCCAGCAGTAGCGCCATTAGCCATCCCCACGGGATGGGCGGGCTGGACTTGCCCATCGTTCGCAGCAATGCGGCGGTGGGCTTTTTCTTTCGTGGTGGTCATGCCGCCAATTGTTCGGCAGCACATTGATAAGTGGTGATAACCAATGAAATCAACAGTTATCAGCCCCTCTGAAAACCAGCTAACCCTCTCGTTTGAGCAGGGCATCAGCGAGCGTCACCGCAGCCTGCGGGAGTGCATCGCCACAGGGGTTTATCAGCGCGGCCTAGGCAACATCGCTATCGACCTGAACAAGGCCCCCGGCAACCTGTCGGTGGAGTTGTCCGAAGACCCGACGCGCAAGTTCTCGGTGGACAGCCTTGAGGACTACATCGCCAAAACCGGCGACACAGCGCCCGTGTACTACCTGATCGACAAGTTTCTGAACGACAAGGGCCAAAAGCAAAACGCCGCCCTTGCCCAACTCGCCCCGATGTTGCAACAACTCGCCCCGCTGATGAAGCAGGCGGGTCTTATCTAAGGAGCCTTTGTGGAATTTGAAAAGTACATCCATCTTGAACGCTTCGGTACAGACGAAGTGGACGGCATCAACATCGGCGAGTGCCACATCTTCCCCAAGATCGACGGCACGAACGGGTCTATCTGGTTTGACGGCACAGCTTTGGCCGCTGGTTCGCGCAATCGGCATTTGAGCCTGGACGACGACAACGCCGGGTTTCTCGGGTGGGCACAGGCGCAAGAGCATCTTGTTCGCATGGTGACGGCTCACCCTACGCGCCGCTTCTACGGCGAATGGCTGGTGCCGCATTCGCTCAAAACCTACCGCGACGATGCATGGCGCTGCTTCTACATCTTCGATGTTGCGGAGGCTGATGGCACCTTCATGCACTACGACGAGTACATGCCTATCTGCAAGGATTTCGGCGCTGCGTTCATCCCCTGCACGCTGAAGTCGCGCAATCCCACCTACGAGGTCTTGCTCAAGGCTACTGAGGACAACCGCTTTCTCCTGAAGGACAACAGCGGCTCCGGTGAGGGTATTGTGATCAAGCGATATGGCTTCACCAATCGCTTTGGGCGCACCGTTTGGGCGAAGCTGATCACGAACACTTTCAAGGACAAGCACATCACGGAAATGGGCGGCTCCGTGGTGAACGTGAAGATGGTGGAAGAGGCGATTGCCGAAGAGTTCTTGACAGAACACATGGTCGAAAAGGTTATCGCCAAGATTCGCACCGAGCAAGGCTCATTCACCGCGCGCTCAATCCCACAACTGTTGGGGACTGCCTTCCATGACTTGGTTACGGAAGAACTGTGGGCGGCGCTCAAGAAGCACAAGAACCCGCGAATTGACTTCGGCACGTTGCACCACTGTGCTATCGCCCGCGTGAAGTCACTCAAACCCGAAATCTTCGGCGTCAAGGTCCGCGCGCCAGAAGTCGCTGAAACGGTTTAACCCAAGGAGCAACCATGAAGCAATGCAAACGCCTGGAGCAACTCTTGCAGCGCAAGTCCGGCGCTACGTCTATGGAAATCATCGCGGCCATCGGTACGGTCAGCCCCCACAGTCGCATGAGCGAGCTGCGGAACAAGGGCTGGGTCATCCGCCGCGTTCCTGTGCAGGGCCGTACTTTCGGCAGGTACTACGGCACGCCTCCTTTGACTTGGTCTGTGCGCGGATCGCGCTAAGCCTTTTTTTGCCTCAAAGCTCATCGGAAGTTGTCCTACATGCTCATCGTTCCCAACAATTGGGCAGAACTCCAGCACTACAAAGACCGCGCGCCGCCGTGGATCAAGCTTCACAAGAAGCTGCTGGACAACTTCGACTTCCAAAGCCTTCCAGTTGCTAGCAGAGCGCTAGCACCGATGCTTTGGCTGCTCGCAAGTGAGCATGAGAACGGTGTTATCGACGCAACCCCAGAAAAGCTCGCCTTTCGATTACGCATGAAGGAGTCCGAAGTAAAGGACGCACTTAAGCCATTGATTGATAAGGACTTTTTCTCAGTGGTGCAAGGTGATAGCAGCGTGCTAGCAAAAGTGGGGCGCGATGCTAGACCAGAGACAGAGGCAGAGAAGAGAGAGAAAAGAGACAGACTTGCGCGCGACTTTGAAAAATTCTATGCCGCCTATCCGAAGAAAAAGGCCAAGCCCGACGCGATCAAGGCGTTTGAAAAACACGATCCCCCGATAGATCAAGTCCTGGCCGCGCTAAAGGTGCTTTGCGCCTCTGACGACTGGACGAAGGAGGGCGGGCGGTACATCCCCTATCCGGCTAGCTGGCTGAACGACCACGGCTGGAACGACATAGGCCCGGTTGGCACTGCGCCCGAGTGGCACGAAACCAAAACCGGGATCGAAACCCGCGCCGCTGAACTTGGCTTGCCTGCTTATGACGGCCTTGAGCAATTCCCCGACTACAAGCGGCGCGTCATGGCGGCGCATCAACAAGGAGCGCATTGATGCGTCCACAACACTCGATCCCATACAACCCATCCCCGCTACTCCAGGCCCTGCGGACCATGCCTGTGGGCGGCTCGCTGGTGGTGCAAGACAAGACCATCAAGCGGACTGGAGACTTCTGCCGCGCAGCCCGACGCGGGACCGGGAAGCACTTCACTTGCAGGACTACTACAGCAGGCGTCAAGGTCTGGAGGCTGGCATGAAGGGCGCTCTATTTGGCGTGAAGCGTGTTGATCCACGGAACTACAGATTGACGCAGCGGCAGGAGCAAGTCCTGCTGTTTATGTGGGAGTTCTTCAAGGAGAACGACCAACTACCGCCTGCGCACACGATCAAAGAGAACTTCGGGTTCTCATCGGACAACGGGCCATACGAAATGTGCTTAGCGCTGGAACGCAAGGGCTATCTGACTAAGAACGCCGTCAATAAGTTCAAGTTCACGCTTAAGGCAAAAAACGAAATGGAAGGGCGGGCGAAAAATATCTGGAGCGGGCTTGTCTCCGCCCAGCCGTCTTCAGTTTCTGGAGTGGGGCTGTGAATGCCTTGCTGGGACTGCTCTGCCGCCACAGAAACGAACGGCCAATGGGTTCGCTTCGACAGCCTGAAGTGCGTTTTCTGCGCTGCTCGCTTGATACAGGCGCTGGCCCGCTTGAACATGCGTCAGGGCGAGACGCCGCAGAAGTGGGAAGCAAGGATCACCGCCAGGCGCGATGCGGTCATGAGCGATTCGGTAGCCGCTGGCCTTTCCGAAGCACTGATCCGAGATTTGGTCAAAGGGAAGATGGCGGTAGAGCCGGTGAAGGGCAGGGGGTGACGACTTGAAATCTGTAGCCGGAACACTTGCAGCCCCATTCCCTTACTTTGGCGGGAAGTCGCTCGCCTGCGAAACGGTGTGGCAATCCTTCGGCGAGGTGAGCAACTACGTCGAGCCGTTTGCTGGCAGCGCGGCGATGTTGCTGGGAGCGCCAGAAGGTAAGCGGATCGAAACCATTAACGACGCGGACGGCTTCGTGGCGAACTTCTGGCGGGCCGTGTCCCTTGACGCTGATTCTGTGGCTGCGCACGCGGACTGGCCCACAAACGAGGTTGACCTATTCGCCCGCCATAGCTGGCTTGTGCGGCAGGCTGAGGGCCTGACAGACCGGCTACACGCGGACCCGGCCTACTATGACGCGAAGATCGCGGGCTGGTGGTGCTGGGGTTCTTGTAATTGGATTGGCACTGGATGGTGCTCGGGGACAGGACCATGGAAACACAACGGCGAAAAGCTGGTGAACGCCCGCGAGCGAAGCGAAGCGGGCAACGCGGGGCGCGGTATCAACAAGCAGCTCCCCCATTTGGGCGACGCGGGGCAAGGGATCAATAGAAAGCTCCCCCATTTGGGCGACGCGGGGCAAGGGATCAATAGAAAGCTCCCCCATTTGGGCGACGCGGGGCAAGGGATCAACGACCCATCCGACGAGGTTGGCTTTACAGGCCGTAGCGCCTACATCCGGGAATGGTTCGCGCTGCTGCAGGATCGGATGCGCGATGTTCGCGTGACTTGTGGAGATTGGCAGCGCGTCGTCAAGGATTCGGTCACGACACGCCACGGGATGACAGCCGTATTCCTGGACCCGCCCTACACGAAAGGCGAAATGGACTATGCGGCTGGCGGCGTCGGCGGGCCGCTGGCGGATCAGGTGCGAGCATGGTGCGAAAAGAACGGGGACAACAAGGCTCTGCGCATAGTGCTGTGCGGACACGCCGGGGAGCATGACGCCCTTCTTGCGTCGGGTTGGTTCACCGTCCCGTGGGCCGCGCGTAAGGGCTACGCCGTCACCGATGAGGCCGTCGCCAATTCGGCGAGTGAAACCATTTGGTGTAGCCCGAACTGCACGCGGCAGGACGCCGTGGTGCGCGACCTGTTCTCGGAGGTCGCGTGACCGAATCCCGCGTCGAACTAGACCTGCGCAACCCGCAGCAGGGCTATCAAGAACTGCTGCGCGCTTGGGCTTGGGCAAAGGCGCACCTGATGGCCGGTAGCTGGCTTGTGCTGGTGATCCGCCTTGCGACACGTTCCGACGCTCAAAACCGCCTTCTGCACTCTCGCCTGAATGACGTAGCCAAGTGCTGTGAATGGGATGGCGAACGCCTGGACGTTGAGGACTGGAAGCGCCTATTCACGGCTGCATGGAGCCGGGTTCACAACGAAGGCGTGCGGATGGTTCGCGCCATCGACGGCCACGGCATTGATGTGCTGTACCGCCGCACCAGCAAGCTATCCCGCGCAGAGTGCGCCGACCTGTCCGAATACATCATGGCTTGGGGTAGTGAGCGCGAAGTGGCATGGTGCGCGGCATCGCTCGCGCTTGAAGTCCCGCCAAAGCCTGCACTGGCGCACAAAGAGAAAACCACCGTTGACATGGAAACAGGGGAGATTCTTTCGTGAACGTATTTGCTGACCTTTCCCGCCCCATCATCAACCGCCCTGGCATGTTCTTGCCTGTTGCTGAAAAGCGCATCAGGGAAAAGAGCCTGGCACCACGGCCCGCAAAGGTTACGGGGCACCCCTTCGACCTGACAGATTCTCAGGCCGACATGCTCAACCGCCTATGTGCTGGTGAAGGGAACAAAGACATAGCCCGCGCTCGCGGGATGACGGTCGCCGGGGTCGAGGCAGCTTTAAACAAGTCTCGGGAAAAGATAGGTGCGAAGAACAGGACGCACATGGCTGTTCTGTGGGACAGGGTTGACCGGAAGGCTGCGGGATGAGGCGAGCCGCAAAACTGGACGCCAACCAGACGCAGGTAGTGAGCGCTCTGGAGGCCGCTGGCGTATCTGTCCTGAGCTTGGCCGCGCTCGGCAAAGGCAAGCCCGACATTCTGGCGTGCAAGGGCGGCAAGGCGATCCTGATGGAGATTAAGAACCCCAAGACCGCACGCGGGCGGATGGGGGCAAACCCGGCGCAAGAGAAGTTCATACAGGCGTGGCGCGGTTGTCCTGCTGTAGTGGTGGATGGGCCAGAGGCCGCGCTTAAGGCGATAGGAGCGATATGACCCGCGACGAACTGCGCCACAAATCCGCGCTGGCCGACATGGGCTGCATGGTCTGCCTGCGCCTGTACGGCCCGCACGATCCTGGTCCGGTGGAACTGCACCACCTCAGAACGGGCGGATGGGGCAAAGGCAATTACAAAACACTCATCCCGCTATGCCCTGAACATCACAGGGGCAAGACCGGCGTGCATGGGCTGGGAACAAAAGGCTTCCCGGTGCATTACGGATTCGACCAGCAAGACCTATTGAACGATGTTTTTGAGGCACTCAAGGAAAAAGCATGACCAAACCACCCAAGCCTCGCCGCCTGATCACCTCGATTTCATTCCTGAGCGAAGAAGAAGTGATCGAGTTTCGCCGCTTGGGTGCTACCAAGTGGGTCAGGCAACTCCTGCGCGAATCCCTGAAGAACAGGAAAAGTAATACAGAAAACACACAGGAGGCGAGCCATGTTTGAGGTGATCGAGTTCATAGGCTGGTGTGTAGTCATCATCGCCTTGGTCGCTGCCGTCATCTTTGCTTGCGGTGCCGCATGGATCGAACCCAATAAAAAGCACCAAGGGGACGAATAGATGGGAGCCATCATCCGCCCGATCAAAAACGAGTTTGCGAGCTTCACCAAGGATGTGTGGTTCCTGCTCGGGCGGGAGGGGGGTTGGTGGACGATCAGTGAGGTTCTGTCCCGTCTGGACGCGAACTACAGCCGCAGGGAATACAACCCCCGCGCGATGATTTCCAATATGGCTCAGACAAAACTCCTGTGCCGCCGCCAGGACGCGGAAAAGGGAGCGATCTACGGCGTAACACGCGCCTGCAAGATTCCCCGCAACCTCACCCTCGCCGAGATTGAGCAGCTTGTCGGCATCCGTTTCGTGGAGCAACCATGCACCAAGGCTACGAGCGGATCGGCCGCAGCGTAACCCTCCAGGCGGCAAAGCGCCAATGCCTGGACAAGGTCCGCTATGGAAGCCGGAACATCGCCCGCGATGCAGCAGCACGCAAGGCCAACAAGCATCCCGACTGGGAACCTCTCAGGCCATACGGCTGCACTATCTGCAAGGGATTCCACCTCACCACACAAGCGAAACCCCTACCGCGAATTGAAACGCGGCCACACCCTCAACAGAATAGCAATCAACATGCCCGACCTTCCACCAAGGAGTTTCCCGTGAAACAAAAGCCCCCGATGAAGCCCGCGAAGAAACCCGGCAAGCCCGGCAAAAAGCCATGCGTGAACCCAACCTGAGCCTGCACAGGACGCGCGTTCATACATCGGTCGCCCTGCTGTATCGGCTGGGCGTCTTGCGCGTCACCGAGCAATTGAACCGGATCGCAGCGGCGCGTATTACGCATCCTGAACTGATGGAGCGCGCAGAGCGCAACGCATCATGACCACAACCGAGGCCCGCCCGTGGATTGCAGTAGCAGCCGCTAACCTTCAGGACAAACAGCGTCTGGTTGATGGCTTCATGCGTGAAGGCGCACCAGCAGAGGCGCAATGCCAAGCTCGAACCATCCTCGTCAAGTCTCAAGTGCTTCTGGCGCGGGCTGTGGGCGAATACCTCAAGGGGCTGTGATTGGCAAAGAAAGCCGCGCCAAAGAAGGATGCGCCCGATGATGAATCGCGCGCTCTCGCCGTTCTCGTCGCAATGGAAAGCGGCATGAGTTTGCGGCAGGCTGCGGAATACGCCAATGTCGCGGCCGGTACGTTCTTGGGCTGGTGTGATGCAGATGCTGAACTTGCCGAACAATACGCGCGCGCACGCGAGAGGCTGCTTGATGCCAAGGCTGAAGAGTTGGAGGACATTGGAGAGCGCGCGGCCCAGGCGGATACTGCGGTCGAAGTGGCGGGTTTGCGGCTGCTGTCCGATAACCGCAAGTGGCTGCTGTCGAAACTGATGCCCAAGAAGTACGGCGAAAAACTGGCTGTCGGCGGCGCTGATGACCTGCCGCCGCTGCAATTCCAGAAGATCGAGCGCGTTGTCATCGACCCTGCAAATCCCGACAGCTAGGGCGTTCCTGCCGCTTCTGAGGCCAGCTCGCTACAAAGGCGCGCACGGCGGGCGCGGATCATCTAAATCCCATTTCTTCGCCGGGATGATGATCGAAGAGAACATCCAGCAGAAACTGGACAACGTATGTTTACGCGAGGTCCAGCGATCCCTTGAGTTCTCCGTCAAGAAGCTGCTGGAAACCAAGATCAGCGACATGAACGCCGGTAGCTACTTTGATGTGCAGGACAAGCGCATCAAGACCAAGCAGGGCGGCGTGATCATCTTCGAGGGAATGCAAAACCACACAGCCGACTCCATCAAGTCGCTGGAGGGTTTCGACAGGGCCTGGGTCGAAGAGGCGCAAAGCCTGTCTCAGCGCAGCCTGGACCTGCTGCGCCCGACCATCCGCAAGGAATACGCGGACGGGACGACATCGCAACTCTGGTTCAGTTGGAATCCCGACCTGCCGACTGACCCGGTCGATGTGTTGCTGCGCGGCGAAACCCCGCCGCCTGATTCAGTGGTGGTCGAGGTGAACTACGAGGACAACCCGTGGTTTCCCAATGTCTTGCGCCAGGAAATGGAGTACGACAAGCTCCGCGATCCCGACAAGTACATGCACGTTTGGAAGGGCACCTATCGCCGCAACAGCGAGGCCCGCGTGTTCAAGAATTGGCGTATCGAAGAGTTCGATGTGCTGGACGAATGGGTCTTGCGGCAGGGTGCCGATTGGGGCTATTCAGTCGATCCTAGCGTCCTGTCTCAAGTCGCCATCGTTGGGAAAAGGCTCTACATCCCTCACGAAGCCTACATGGTGGGCTGTGAAATCATGGACCTGCCGAACCTGTTTGACACCATCCCTGATTCGCGCAAGTGGTGGACCGTGGCCGACAGCGCCAGGCCAGAGACGATCAGCCACATGCGCAAGCATTGGAGCCAGAAAATCGGCCCAGCCGTCAAGGGAAAGCGGAGCCTGGAAGAGGGCGTCGAGTTCCTTCAGTCGTTTGAAATCATTGTCCATCCGCGCTGCGTCCACACGATTGATGAACTAACCCTTTACAGCTACAAAGTGGACCCGCTGACTGGATTGGTCTTGCCCCAGCTTCAGGACAAGGACAACCACGTTATCGATGCGGTGCGCTATGCGTGCGAAGGGGCGCGGCGAGCGCAGCAACAAGCCCCGATAACAGCAAATCCCATACCAATAGTTTCCCCGCTGGCAGGAGGCTCCCAAAATCTGCGCCGATGAGGGCGCACTATGGGTAAATCGAAAGAAGAGCGGCTTGCCGAGGTTCACGAACGGGCGCTAACCCGCTTCGACCGTTGCTATGCTTCCCAGCGTGAGCAGCGCCTGCTATGCGTGCAGGACAGGCGGTTTGTGTTCGTCAATGGCGCACAGTTCGAAGGCGACATCGGCCAGCAGTTCCTCAACCGCCCCCGCTTTGAAATCAACAAGGTTCACCAGTCGGTAATACGCATCTTCAGCGAGTACCGAAACAACCGCGTGACGGTCGATTTCCGCCCCGCCGATCTGGACACGACCGAGGAAACGGCTGAATTCCTTGATGGCCGCTATCGTGCGGACGAACAGGAGTCCGGCGCACAGGAGGCTTACGACAACGCTTTCGAAGAGGGTGTTGCCGGTGGAATGGGGGCCTGGCGCTTGGTCAACCGCGAGCGCAACGAAGAGGACGAGGACCGCGATGCACGGATCATCAGCATCGAGCCGATCCCCGACGCGGATAACTCCGTTTTCTTCGACATCGACGCCAAGAAGTACGACAAGCGCGATGCGACCTATGGTTTCGTCATCAGCTCGATGCAGCCGTCCGAGTATTCCGACCAGACCGGCAACGATGGTATTACCGAGGCGCAGTTCTTCAAGGACAAGAACGGCAAGGGCAAGACGATCACCAGCTTTGACCGCACATCGCGGATGACGATTTACGACTGGTTCTCCCCCGATGTGATCTACATCGCGGAGTACTTCGAAGTCGAAATGATCACCACGCCCGTGAACTTCTACGAGCACCCGCTGTCGGGTGAGACTGAGAAGGTCAAGGGCAAAGAGAACATTGAAATGGTCGAGCAGGAGCTATTCGACCAAGGGTTTCAACTGACCCGCACCAAGAAAGTCAAGGCGCGCAAGGTGCATAAGTACCTGATCGACGGCAACCGCGTGCTTGAGGATCAAGGGTACATCGCGGGCAAGAACATCCCGCTTGTCCCGTTCTACGCAAAGCGCCTGTTCGTGGACAACATCGAGCGAATCATGGGGCACATTCGTTTGGCCACGGATGCGCAGCGGCTCTACAACATGCTGATTTCCATGCTGGCCGAGCTGACTACCTATAGCTGGGTGGAAAAGCCTGTCGTCACGCCAGAGCAGATTCAAGGTCACGCCGAAATGTGGGCGCTGGACCCGGTCAAACGCTACCCCTATCTGTTGCTCAACCCAGTCACAGACGCGGCGACCGGGCAGACCCAAATCCCGGCTTTGCAATACACGAAGGTGCCCAACCTTCCCCCTGCATTGACCGCGCTGCTCCAGTTGATCGGCGTGGACATTCAAGAGGTCTTGGGCCAGTCCAACAACGCGCAGGAGGTTGTCTCCAACATCAGCGCCAAGGCGGTGGAGTTGATCCAAACCCGCCTGGACATGCAGAACTTCATTTACATGGACAACTTCAAGAAGTCCATGAAGCGATGCGGGGAAATCTGGCTTGACATGGAGCGCGAGCTGGCCGACGAGGACGAGAAGTTCAAACGAATCGTCAAGGAAGACGGCACGGACGAAGTTGTCGAGCTGCGAAAACCCGTCACCGGCAAGAACGGCGAAGTCCGCTACCTCAACGACCCCAATGCAGGGGATGTCAAGGTGGTTGCCGATGTGGGGCCGAGCTTCACAACGCGCAGGGATGGGACTGTGCGCGCGATTACCGGAATGATGCAATTCATGCAAGACCCGCAGGACCAGGCTGTGTTGTCAAGCATCGCCATGAACAATCTTGAGGGTGAGGGCTTGACGCCTGCCCGCAAGTATTTCCGGGGCAAGCTGATCGCGCTCGGACTGGAAGACCCGACGCCGGAAGAGGCTGAGGAAATCCAGAAGGCGCAAGCATCACAGAAGCCGGACCCGCAGGCGCAGTTCCTCATGGCTGAAGCGGAGAAGGCGCTGGCCCTTGCCAAGAAAGCGCAGGCCGACACGCTCAAGGCGCTTGCTGACGCAGAGAAGATCAACGCGCAGGTGGCGCAGATCGCGTCGAGCATGAAGACGGAAGACCTTGACCGCATCCTGAAACTGCTTGAGGCGCAGCGCGGCGAAGAGCCTGCGACGACTTCATAAAGCAAAACCCCTACCGAACTTAGACAGCAACCCCATCAATTCCTAAAGTCGCGCCCATGTCTCCAGCCCACAGTTAAGCGGCTGCGTTTGGAAGGGTCTGACAAATGGGTGTAGCTGATAGGGATGGCGATCAAGCCGTCAATGAAGAGTCCGAGATTGACGAAGTTGAGCAAAACGAAACCGGCGACGGCAACGTTGAGCAAGGCAACGAAGACGAGGGCGAATCTGGCGACGAGGAAGTTGTAGTCCAGATCGGCGACGAGGAACCCCCAGCCTCCGAGGAACAGCAGGAAGCGCCTGCGTGGGCGAAAGAGCTTCGCAAGCGGTATCGGGAAACAAGCCAGGAATTGGCGCAGCTAAAGGCTGAGAAGCGCACGGGGAAACCCGAAGCGGACGAAGCACCGAAGCTCGGGCCGAAACCCAAGATGAGCGATCCCGACATTGACTTTGACGAAGAGAAGTTTGAGGCGGCGCGCGACAAGTGGGATGCGGACAAGAGGGCAGTTGATGTTTTCGAATCCACCCGCGAAGAGCGCACCCGGAAAGCCAAAGAAGCGGTCGAGCAGGTTCACAAGAACTACGCCACTTCGAAAGCGGCCCTGAAGGTCAAGGACTTTCAGATCGCCGAAGACGAGGCAACGGCAGCGCTCAGCGACGTGCAGCAGTCCATCGTGATTGCAGGCGCATCGAACCCCGCAGCGATGGTCTACGCCCTCGGACGAAACCCCACACGGCTGCAACAACTGGCCTCGATCAAGGACCCGGTGAAGTTCGCTGTGGAGATTGGAAAACTTGAAGGAGTACTGAAAGTGACCAAGCGCCCCAGCACCAAACCAGCGCCAGAGAAGACGGTACGCGGCGGTTCTGCCTCCGCACCGGCATCGACGGCAACCCTTGACCGCCTGAGGGCTGAAGCTGACCGTACCGGGGACCGCACGAAAGTAGCGGACTACCTGCGGCAGCAGAAGACCAAGGGCAAGTGAACTGAGGCCCCAAAATGGCAAACGCTTTTAGCAAAGAAGAAGTCGTCGCTTTCGACCAGATGCTGGCCGGTTTCGATGACGCCCTTGTCCTGTCCAAGCTGTGCAAGGTGTACGGCACGGACCAAACCATGATGGCTCGTACCAACGACATCATCTGGCGTCCCCAGCCGTACATCCTGCCTTCGTATGACGGCATGGACCAGACGGCCAACTTCAACGACAAGACCCAGCTTTCCGTCCCGGCAACCATCGGATTCAAGAAGTCGGTTCCCTGGATCATGGACGCGCTTGAACTGCGCGATGCGCTGCAAGAAGATCGCCTCTTCACCAGCGCCAAGCAAAAGCTGTCCTCGGACATCAACGTCGCCGCGAACAACGTGGCCTGCCTGCAAGGCACCCTGTTCGTCAAGCGCTCGGGCGTTGCGTCCGGATTCGATGACGTTGCGCAGTGCGAAGCGATCATGAACGAGCAGGGCGTCCAGATGGAAGACCGCAACATCGCGCTCTCCACCCGTGACTACAACTCGATGGCCTCGAATCTCCAGCAGGCTTCACGCTCGTTCGGCAACAAGAAGAGCGATGACGCCTATGAGCGCGCCTACATTGGTCGCGTGTCGAGCTTCGACGCCTTCAAGATGGACTACACCCCCCGCAAGGCTGCGGCGCTGGGAACGACCGTCACCGTCAACGGCAACCAGTACTACGTCCCGAAGGCAACTTCGACGGCCAGCACTGGCGAAGTGTCCAACGTGGACAACCGCTACATGAACCTGGCAGTGACGGTTTCCAGCGGCACGATTGCTGTTGGCGATTCGTTCACCATCCAGGGCGTCAACGCGGTGCATCACATCACCAAGCAGGACACCGGCCAACTGAAGACCTTCCGCGTGACCGGCATCGTGTCGGGCTCGGGCGGTACGGGCACGATCCAGATCAGCCCGCCCATCATTTCCGCTACGGGCGGCACCCAGGCCGAAATTCAGTACCAGAACGTGACCACGCAAGCGGCCACGACTGCCCCCTTGGTGTGGCTGAACACCGTTGCGGGCTACATGAACCCGTTCTGGACTGCTGAAGGCATCGAAATCCTGCCCGGTCGCTACGCCGTGCCGGAAAACGCTGGTGCCCAAGTCATGCGCGGCACCACGGGCCAAGGCTTCGAGCTGGTGTTTACCAAGTGGTACGACATCAACACGATGAAGACCAAATTCCGCGTCGATACCTTGTTCGGCGTGGCGATGGTGAACCCGGAAATGGCCGGCATCATCATGTTCTCGCAGACCTGATCATTCTCCTTGCCGGGGCTTCGGCCCTGGCCTTTTCTTAAGGACTGCGATGTCGAGCATCCGCAACCTCACCGAAGCGACCGAAGTTTCATCTTCGATGCAGCTCCCGGTACTCGATACCTACCAAGGTCAGCCGCGATCAATCTCCATCGCGCAACTGACCACGTACATGCAAGACAACCTGACCAGCGATGCGTCAGGGCCTTTCAAACTTGCCAACTACAGCGTGGCCGAGCTTCCGTCCGCGATGGCGAACCCTGCGGCTGTCGTGTACTGCACGAACGGCAACTCAGGAGTCGCCTGTCTCGCCGTGTCCAACGGCACCAACTGGCTGCGTGTCGTGTTCGGCGCGGCTGTCTCTGCCTGAGGTCAACCATGACGCCATTCCCCTTCGCCCCCCGCTACGGCAGCGGACAGACCGTCACTGCCGGGGCTTCTGCCGCCGTGACGCTAAACGCGACCGATCTTCAGGTGTGCGTCACCAATCTGGATTCAGCCGAAATCGGCTACATCCGCACGGGTCCGGGCGATGCATCTGCCGCTGACATGCCGGTCCTGCCGGGCAAAGCGATTGTCGTGTCCAAGGGCGACGGCACGATTCGGCTTGCCTACTTCAGCGCCGGGACTCCTGACCTTCACATCATGACCGGCAACGGCTGGCTCAACGAGGCTTGATCATGGCAACCACAGTTATCACCGACGAAACCGTCACCATCTCCCTGCGCATGGGCGCGACCCTCGCGCTGTCGGCGATCAGCACCGGCACAGCCGACGCGGTCTACACGCTGCCCGGCGAGGCCGAGAGAACCGATGCCGTCGCTGGCACGGTGGTCCGCAACTACGGCCCGTACCCCTTCGGCGTGGACTTCGCGATCACCGCGACAGGTTCTGTGCAGGCCGACACGGTCTTCGACACCGTCACCGCCGATGCCGCGATCCAGCAAGTGGACACGCTTCCGAGCGCGGGCGAGCCGAACCTGATCTACCAGACCGCCGACGCGGCCTACTGGTGGAACGGCGTCGAGTTCATTCCGATGGGCTCGGGTGCTGGTGGCGACTTCACCGCGTTGACCGCTTCGGGCCTGTTCAAGCTGACCGGCGTGGAAGCTTCGGTCACGGCCTTTGCCGGCGGCGGGAAGGCCAGCGCTACCCCCTTGTCTGCCACGAAGAACTTCCACCGCATCAGCGTCTGCGCCACGGCTGCCGACTCGGTCCTCTTGCCCGCCGCCACGGTCGGCCAGATGCACTTCCTGCGCAACGACGGCGCTGCTGCTGCTCAGGTCTTCGGCGCTGGCACGGACACGATCAATGCCGTGGCCACGGCTACAGGCGTTTCGCTTGCTCCCGGGTCCGGCGTGCTGTTCTTCTGCCTGTCCGCTGGTGCATGGGTTACTTCGGTGCTCACGACCGTGCTCGGGCCGGTCGGTGTCTCCACGCTGAGCGCATCCGGCCTGGTCACGCTTGCCAACGGCGTCGGGGTCGAGTTCATCGCTGGCGGGGCAACGCTGCGCCGCAACGGCTCCACGGGTGCTATCGAGCTGGTGACGATGGGCGGCTCGGATCTCACGGTCGAAAGCGGCGCGCGCATCTTCTCCACCACTGCCATCCCTGCCGGTGGCTCCGCGGGCATGGGCTTCAAGGCATCCAGCACGGCTGACTTCGGCGTCTTCTACGGCTCCGGCGCTCCCACGCTGGCCGCGGCTCAAGGCTCGCTGTACCTGCGCTCGGACGGCTCCGGCGTCGGTGACCGGGCCTACATCAACACCGATGGCGCGGACACCTGGACCGCGCTGACCACCGCCGCCTAAAGGACATCCATGTTTCTCTACAAATCCCCCGGCGCTCATTCCATTTGGGGCTGCTCAGTCGATTACGTCATCACCGAAGACGAGGCCGAGATTGCCGACAAGCTGGCGAACGGCTGGAGCGACACGCCACAAGGCGCACAGGACGCAGCCAATGCCCGCGCCGCTGAAGCCCTGAGGGCGAACACGCATGAGCTGTCCCAGGTCGAGGCCACGATTGCCGGGTTGAAAGCCGTTCACAAGGGCAGGGGAAGTTGGGAAGTGCAAGACGCTGACGGCAACGTGGTCGAGTCCGGCCTGACCAAAGAAGAGGCGCAGGCCAAGGCCGCGTGATCCGTGGCGACGAAGCGCTCCCTCATCGCCCAGGCGTTTGACGAATTTGGCTTGGCCGAGTACGTCTTTGATGCCACGCCGGAAGAACTGCAAAGCGCCTTCACCCGTCTACAGCGGCAGATGACGCAATGGGACGGTATCGGCATTCGCACGGGCTACAACCTCGCAGGCGACATCGATGCGGAATCAAACCTGCCCGACACTGCGGAGAATGCTGTAGCGCTGAATCTGGCCGTTGCGTGCGCGCCGAGCTACGGGAAAGCGCTTTCGGTGGACACAAAGGTCGCCGCAAAGAATGCTTTGAACACCCTTATGACGACGCTGCGTCAGTACCCGGAGATTCCATATCCGTCACGCCTTCCTATCGGCACTGGAAACGACCGCAGCGTCCTTGATCCGCAGTATTTCGGACCCGGCAATGAGGAAATCGTCCCGGGCCTCAATGACGGGCCGCTGGAGTACAACTGATGGCTCAAATACCGCTGTTGAGCGGGATTTACTCCGACATGAGCGCGGACTGGCGCACGTCATACCCCGTGAACATGGTCCCGGTTCCCAAGGACACGGGCATTTCCAAGGGCTACTTGCGTGTGGCTCCCGGTCTGTCTCTTCTCGCTGAAGGTCCGGGGGTTGATCGTGGCGGAATTCCTGTGTTTACGGCATGTTTCCGTGTTATGGGATCAAGTCTGATCCGAATCGACGGCGATGCCGTCACTACTGTGGGCGACGTTGGCTCTGGTGGTCGTGTGTCGATGGACTATTCATCTGACCGGCTCTGTATCGTGTCCGGTGGACGCGCTTACTACAACGGCGGCACCGTCACCACGCAAATCACTGATCCCGATCTTGGCACTCCGATTGACGTTGTGTGGGTGGATGGGTACTTCATGTTCACCGATGGGCAGTTCATCTACGTCACCGAGCTTTCAGACCCCTTCGCCATCGATCCGCTGAAATATGCGGCGTCCGAGATTGATCCTGACTACGTTGTGGGCCTGTTGAAGTACCGCAATGAAATCTACGTCTTCAACCGCAACACCATCGAGGTTTTCGACAACATCGGCGGGACTGGATTTCCATTTACTCGTCTTTCTGGTGGACTGATCCCCAAGGGAGCCATCGGCACGCACGCGAAATGCCTCTTTGCCGAGACATTCGCATGGGTTGGCGGGGCGCGCAATGAGGCGACGAGTGTTTACGTGGCAAGCGGTGGGTCTGCCCTGAAGATCGCAACGCGCGAGGTCGAAGAACGCATCGCACAGTACACGGAAGAACAGCTTGTCGATACGGTTGTCGAGGCAAAGGCCGACCGTCTGCACCAACACCTGTACGTTCACCTTCCCGGCGAAACACTCGTCTATGACGCGATGGCAACTGCGATCATGGGTGAGCCTGTATGGTTCTTCATGAGTACCGGCGTGTCGGGAATCAATGCCTATCGCGGGATTGGATTCGTTTACGCCGGGAACAAATGGATCGTTGGTGATCGCACAACCAACAAAATCGGCTTTGTCGATGAGTCCGTCACCACACAGTACGGAGAGGTGGCTGGCTGGCAGTTCGACACCATGCTGCTTTACAACGGCAGCAAGGGCGCACAGGTTCACAGCCTGGAGCTTGTCGGCACGATGGGCCGCGCGCCCGATGGGGCGCGACCTACAGTGTTCACCAGCTACACCCTTGACGGCCTGACGTGGAGCAACGAGAAGCAGGCGTCGATGGGAGGGCGAGGGGACACGCAACATCGCCTGACATGGTTCAAGCAGGGAAGCTTGACCAACTTCCGGGGGCAGCGGTTCCGTGGGGCGAACAGCACGCCGGTATCGTTCGCTCGGCTGGAAGCTGAAATCGAGCCGCTGTATGCCTGATCTACCCATGAGGCAGATTCCTCGAAGCAAGCTCTTCGAGGTGTTCAAGACGCAGGAGCTGGTCGATCTTTACGAGGCGTTGCTTTACAACGCCGGTACGTCACTGCCGGCGCAAGTCCAGCAGGCCATTGCAGACGCGGCGGCGGCACTGGAAGACGCGCAAACCCGCCAACTTCGCGCCAACCTCGTTGGACAGGTCGCATGGTTCGCCTGCAACACGCCTCCTGCGGACTGGCTGGAGTGCAACGGCGCTGTGCTGGCGACTGCGGACTATCCCGCTCTGTACGCCCGGATAGGCACCACTTACGGCGGGGGCGCGGGGTCGTTCTGGCTTCCCGACCTTCGGGGCGAGTTTGTCAGGGGCTGGGATCACGGGCGGGGGGTCGATCCTGGCCGCGTGTTTGGATCGACACAGGCTGACGAACTGGAAAGCCACACACACACAGTGCAGGGGACAAACCTGTTCATTCGTGATGGTGGAGGAACGCAAGGAGCAACACCTGCGGGGGCATTCTGGACGCCCAATAGCCCGATCACACTGGACAACACGGGCGGCGCTGAGACGCGGCCCCGCAATATCGCCTTGCTGCCTTGCATCCACACCTGAAAGCAAAACCCATACCTTGAATTGATGGGTTGATGGCGGGTATTTAGCATCCCCAAAGCGCCGATATCCCGGCTTCGCGCGGCCTCACGTTTGTTGAGGACTCCATTGAAACGCGACTTGCCATTGATCGAATCTCTGCGCGCGAACCTTGAGGGGGCGCTTGCCCTTCCTCCCGCTGCCGCCGATTACCTTTGCGCACTCTTCGACACGATCCAGGGTCTTGATGATTGGGCCGATGGTGACGAATCGAGCCGCGAAGAGAAGGACCGCACGATCTGGAATTGTGTTGCTGGCCTCCAGCTGACTCCGTTCTACATGCAGCACGCCGCGATGCTGCTGCCCCTCCAGGCCAATGCCTTCCTCAAGTGGAAAGCGGCAGACACCGCCGAGCGCTCCGGGCAGTTGCTGCCGATGGCCTATGTATGGCGTGCCGGGTTTTACGACATCGTTCTGCAATGCGTGCTGATCGCTCATGGTCCTATGCGGGCGATGGAGTTGGCACACGTCGCAATGGGCCTGTACGGCGAATCGTTCGAGGAATACGCCAAGGAGTTTCAACGTGCCTAACCCCCTTGTCGCGGTCGCTGGTGGCAGTGTTGTTTCCGGTTTGATGGGGGCCGACGCAGCCGAAGAAGCGTCCAGTACCCAAGCCGCATCAGCCCAAGCGGGCATTGATGAAAACCGCCGCCAGTTCGACACCGTCCAAAAACTTCTTGCCCCGTATGTCGATGCGGGCCGACGCGGACTTGCCGGGTACGAAAACCTTCTCGGAACCAACGGCAAGGACATTCAAGGACTGGCAGTAGCCGAAATTGAGAACGGCCCGGTATTTGGCCGACTGGCGCAGCAGGGCAATGACGCGATCCTGGCGAACGCTGCGGCGACGGGTGGGTTGCGCGGCGGGAACGTGCAGGGCGCTCTCGCAAACAACCGCACCGACATTCTCTCGCGCCTGATTGAGCAGCAGCTTGGACGTTTTGGGCAACTGGCTGGCGTGGGCCAGAACAGCGCGGCAGGCGTCGGAAATGCCGCACTCGGCACCGGGCGAAGCGTGGCCGAGCTGATGCAACAGCAGGGCGCGGCGCAGGCTGGCGGAACCATCGCAGGGTCCAGCGCCATCACCACCGCTATCGGGAACATTGGTGGATTCGGCGCAACTCAATTCAGCCCGAATGCCGGTGTTGGTGGTGTGCAGGCCGGATTCAGTCAAACACCTGTCGGCTCGTCCGGCTTCGGTAGCGGCCTTGCCTACGGCAATCAAGACTTGGGGCACTACTTCTGATGGGACCTATCAACTACACCCTCCCGGACCCCGGCGCGGCCATCATCAATGGCCTGAACATCGGCGGCGGCATCAACAAGATGCAGTACGAGCAGGAGCAGCGGGCTATCGCCCAGCAGGCCGCTATGCAGCAGCGCATGGACCTGCAAAGCCTGTATGCGAACCCGAACGCAGGTCACGCGGAATATGCCGCCGTGATGACCAAATACCCGGCGCTGTCGGAGAACCTGACCAAGAGCTACAAGGTGCTGGACGAGGGCCGCAAACAGACGTATCTCAATCTCGGCTCGCGCGTGTATGGAGCGCTCCAAGCTGGGAAGCCTGAGATTGCGCAGGAGCTTGTCGCGCAGTACGCCAAGGCCGACCCCGCGAATGCGAGGGATTGGGACGTTCTCGGCCAGGTGATCAAGGCCGACCCCAAGTTTGCAACCATGCTCGCAGCGCAGAACATCGCCGCACTGGCTGGGCCGGACAAGTTTGCGGAGACGGTCGGCAAGCTCGGCCAAGAATCGCGCGCAGCCGAAAAGGCCCCTGCCGAACTGAAAAAGGCCGAAGCGGAAGCGCGCGGCGCTGTGGGCACGGCTGATAAGGCAGTCGCCGACGCTGTTATCGCTGGCGAGCAGGCGAAAGTCGCGCCTCAGACCGTGTTGCTGGACCTTGAGAAAAAGGGCTGGGACATCAGGAAGGTTCAGGAAGACATCAAGATCGCCAAGGACAACAACCGCATCGCCGCCCTGAATGCCGCGATCAGCCGCGAAGGCAACGACTTGAAGCGCCAGGAACTTCGCCTGAAGATTGACGAAGCGGTGAACAAGCGCGACGAGAAGGTCCGCGAAAAGGTTGCGACCGCTGAAGCTGGGGCAAACAACATCGACAACATGCTGAACACGGTTCAGCGCATCCTCAAGAACCCCAGCCTTGATTCTGTGCTGGGGTCGCTGGAGGGCAAAGCGTATTACCCGAATGCCACGCTTGGCACGCTCAACCCCGGGGGGGATGGCGACGAGCGGGCAGATGCAATCGCGCTGATCGAAACCCTCGGCTCGCAAGCCTTCCTTGCCCAAATCCCCAACATCAAGGGCATGGGCGCGCTGTCCAATGCCGAGGGCGAGAAGCTGCAATCCGCGCTGCAAAACCTCAACCGCGCGCAGTCAGAAAAGCAGTTCCGCGCCAACTTGAACGAGGCATCCCGCCTGCTTCTCAAGGGCCGCGAGAACATCAGCCGCGCTAGTGGTGTTCCTCTGCCCAAGCCTGACACGCCAGCCGCGCCCGGGTCGCGGCCTCCCTTGTCCGCATTCGAGAAGCCGTAAATGTTCGATGTAGAAGCCGCGCGCAAGGCTGGTTACACGGACGCTGAAATCGCCGGATACCTAGCCACACAAAACACCTTCGATGCCAAGGCGGCGAAGAAGGCCGGCTATAGCGATTCTGAAGTTATCTCCTACCTGTCAAACAAGAAATCGGCGGCGAGTCAGATCCCCGTCGAACCCGGCGCGAACACGAAGCCGGACGGTGAAAAACCAACTTCCGTAGTGGACAAGATCGTCGGCTTCGGTGAGGCTGCACTTTCCACGGTGACGGGAATGACTGGAGGCTCGGCGGGGATGGTGGCCGGGGCGCTGGGTGGAGTTGCAGGAGCTGTTGCATCGGGTGAATTCGGCACTCCCCAAGGCGCGCAAGCCGTCGAGCAGGCGGCGGCTCAAGGGGCGCAGGCATTGACCTATGCCCCCCGCACCCAATCCGGCCAGGCTCAAGCCCAAGCGATTGGCGAATGGATGCAGCAGATCATCCCCGTTGCCCCGGTGATCGCCGGTATCGCGCGTCCTGTTGGTGCTGGCACGGCTGCTAGTGTTGCTGCGGCCAATGCAAAGGCAACCGTTCGCCAGCGATACGAGGCCGCACAAGCCCGACGCGCGGCGGAACAGCCCAACACGCCCACACCCGGAACGATGGGCAGCATGGGCGCGGCAGGAACCGACATTGCGACGGTTCGCCGGATGGCCGCTGAAGACTTGCCGGTCCCGATCAATTTGACCAAGGGGCAGGCAGAACGAACCTTTGAACAACAACGATTCGAGCGCGAAACCGCCAAAGACCCGGAACGGGGACTGCCCCTGCGCGAGCGCTTCGCCGACCAGAACGAAGCGATGCTCAAGAACTTCGATGTGTGGATTGACGAAACCGGGGCCGCACTGGCTGATCCTGTGTCCGTGGGCGTGAATGTTGCCGAGGCGCTGAAAGCCCGTGCCGCAGCGGACAAGGCCCGAATTCGTGTGGCCTACAAGAACGCCGAAAAGGCAGGCGAGATGGAAGCGCCCGTAGTTCTTTCCGATGTGGTCAATTACATCAATGAGAATGCGCCGGACGCTGCGGTAGCTCCCGTGCTGGACGCTGCAAAGGCCCGTGCCGTTCGCCTTGGGATCGCAACGCTCAGCCCGGAAGGGGAGTTGATCCCGCAGGCATCGCCACTGAAAAACGCAGAGCTTTTCCGCCGCTCAATCAGCAACGCGACCAATGCCGAGCCGACCAACATCCGCCACGCGGCGCAGATGAAGGAATTGATCGATGGCGCAACCGATGGCATTGGCGGGACGCTCTACAAAGAGGCCCGGGATCTGCGCTCCCGGTATGCGCAGAACTACGAAAACATCGGCCTCGTCTATGACCTGATGAACAAGAAGCGCGGCACTTCGGACAACCTGATCGCCGCAGAAGATGTGTTCCGTAAAACCATCCTCGACGCACCTGTTCAGGATGTTCGACAGGTGCGCCGCATCCTGCAAACCGGTGGCGAGGCAGGGCAGCAGGCATTCAACGAACTGCGCGGGGCCACCGTGCGCTACTTGCGCGACGAAGCGACAAAGAATGTCGCCCGGGACGTCCGCGGTAACGAGATTGTTTCTGCCGCGCGACTGCATCAGGCTATCTCGAACCTTGACCGCGCCGGGAAACTGGATCTGATCTTCGGCAAGAAGGGGGCAGAGCAATTACGCGCCCTCAACGAAATCGCCAAGGACGTTTACACCGCACCACCCGGGGCCGTGAACACCAGCAACACCGCAAGCGTCCTGCTCGCGGCGCTCGACATGGCTATCAGCGGGGCCGGTGGACTGCCGCTGCCGGTTATGAGCGGTCTTCGCCTTGCGGCTAAAAACATCAAGGACCGCCGCGTCCAAAAACAAGTCAACGAAGCCCTCGACATCGTTAAAGAGCCGACCGCGAAAAAACCCGTGCAGGCCCCGGCGCGCACGCCACAACGCACCATCCACTGAAAGGCCCGCCATGGGATCGCAAGCAATCGAAAACCCGCTCCCGACCTTCACCGGCCTGAACGGACAGCCGCTCACGAACGGCTACGTCTACTTCGGTGAGCCGGATCAGGACCCGCGCGAGTACCCGATCACCGTCTACTACGACGAAGCCCTGACCATCCCAGCCAACCAGCCCCTGCGCACCAACAGCGGCTACCTGTATCGCAATGGATCGCCCACGCGCGTGTGGGTCAACGGAAACTATTCGACGCTGGTTCTTGATTCCACCGGGCGTCAGGTGTATTACGCGCCCGATTGGTCGGCTGCATCGTCGGCAAACATCACCTTCCTGCAGGCTGGCACGGGCGCAGTCCTTCGTGACGTGCAGTCCAAAGAGCGCGATCTCGTCAGCGTGAAGGACTTCGGCGCTGTCGGTGACGGGACGACCGACGATACCGCCGCCATCCAGGCCGCCATCAACACGGGTTTCTCCCTCGTCTTTCCTTCGGGCGTGTACCGCGCCAATGGACTGACCGGCAGCACGGCGGAGCAAAGGTTCGTTGCGGTCGGGAATGTGCGCCTGAAGAAGAACGCGGGCGGCATTCTCCTGCTGCACAGCGGTCGGGACGTGGAGTTCAACGGCTTGGTCTTCGACGGCGTCGCGTCCAGCTACACCAGCCACAACGTGGTGACGACGGGCGACCACCCGCGCTTCGTGAACTGCGGCTCGCGCGATGCGGCTGGTCTTGCCCTCTGGGGGCAGGGAAATGCCTGTGAGGTGATCGGCACCAACCAGATTTGGCAGACCGCCGACACTTCTGGCTCCGGGTTTGACATCCAGTGCGGTGTCGCCGGAACGACCACGCTTTATCACTTCCTCTCGGGGGTCTACACCTCTCAGGCCACGGGCGGCATCCAGCTGCTTGACACCGGCAGCCACACCATCATGGGCGGGCAGTTCGGCAAGCTGAACATCCAGAACACCGGAGCGGCTACGGTGAACGGTGGCAAGACGGTCGGCGCTCGCATCTTGGGCGCGGTGAACATCAACACGTCCAGCGCGGTGTTCAGCGGAAACCAGTTCGGCGCTGTTGCAATCGCCATCGGCGGGATCGACCCACTGACCTCTGGTTGCGTGCTGGACCGCACCAACGTCTACCAGACCGGTTGCACCATCGTGAACAGCGGCAACGCCAACAACGTGATCGAGCGGCAGACTTCAGCCGGCTCAAAGACGACGATTCAGTATGGCGGGGACGCAGGCCTCGGTTCAATGAGCGTCACCGCGAACACCGGGCTTCTGGAATGGAGCGGCGACGTTCAGCTGTCCAACAACAAGGCGCTTCGCTCCCGGAATGCGGCAGACAGCGGAAACCTGAACCTCGCGCTGATCGATACCGGCGATAACGTCTTTGTCGGCAGCGGTGTCCCGGCGGGTTCGCAGGGTTACTACTTCGGCGGCAATGGCCTGAACCTTGTGGTTGCTGGGGCTACGCGGTGGTTCATGGACACGTCTTCGCTACGCCCCAACGCTGACAACGCTGTGGCTCTCGGTAGCGGCGCGACCCGCCCGACCGAACTCTTTGCGGTGACGGGCACCGTCAACACCTCCGACATCCGCGAGAAGCAGGACATCGGCGACATCCCCGACGCCTGGCTGGACGCCTGGGGCACGGTGCCGTGGCGCCGGTACAAGTGGAAGGACGCGGTCGATAAGAAGGGCGACGGCGCCCGCTGGCATTTCGGCGTGATGGCCCAGGAGGTCAAGGACGCTTTCGAGAAGGCCGGCATCGACCCCTTCGCCATGGGGCTGCTGTGCTTTGACGAGTGGGACGACATCAAAGACCACCTGACCGGTCAAGTCACCACCCCCGCCGGCAACCGCTACGGCATCCGCTACCAGGAGGCCGAGGCCTTGGAAGCGGCCTGGGTGCGCCGCGCGCTGGCCCGGCTTTGACAAACGACGCGACGAAAGGACCGCGCCCCATGGATTCCCAAATCCTCATCAACACTGGCGCCGCAGCCTGCCTCCTGAATACCGCGAGCCTCAACCACAGTCGGTGTCACACGACTAAACCTTAGAAGGGAACCCCTCGAAATGAGCATGTCACAACAAACCGCAGAAACAGGGGGGACTATGGTTGCAAAAGCTGCTCCGCCGATAGCCGTAATAGGCGCTCAATTCGCCGGGTTTGACATCCCCAACGCGATACAGGTGTTGACGTTGATTTACGTGTTCCTGATGCTGGTTCACAAAATCTGGCAGATGGGGCGTGAGGCGTATAGGTTTTGGGTGCTGAACCGGGATGAATAGGCTGCGGTACTTCCCGCACCTCGCCGGTAGCCTGTTGTTGGTCGGCGCATCGCTGGTCGGGTTCCTGGCTGAGTGGGAGTCCGGCCCACAGCCTCAACTAACCGTGTACGCCGACAAGTTGGCCGGGGGCCTACCCACTGTCTGCAATGGCCTCACCCGGCACGTCACCAAGACGCCCATCATCGTCGGCGAGCGCTGGACCAAAGAGAAGTGCGAGCAGGAGGAAGCGGCGGCGCTGGAGAAAGTGCAGATCGTCTTGGCGATGTGCTTCAAGCGCCTGCCGCCACAGCAGGTATTCGACATGGCAAGCAGCCACGCTTGGAACAACGGCGCTCCGAACACCTGTTCCAGTCTGGCCATGCAGGCATGGAACGCGGGGCAATGGGAGTTGGGCTGTCGGCGCATGAGCCTGTCCGACGCCGGTAAGCCGGTGTGGTCGTCAGTCCGTACAGGCAAGTTGCTGCCCAACGGCAAGCCGGAAATGAGGTTTGTTCAGGGGCTGGCAAACAGGCGGGCCGATGAAACGCAGAACTGTTTGGAAGGGCTGTCATGAAAGCAATCACTCTCTCGTTCCTTTTGACCGGCTGCGCAAATGGCGTAGTCATGACTGAGGCGGAGACTTTGGCCTGCCGTGATGCCGGATGCGTGGTCTTTACTGAGGCTGAGGTTCGCTCTCTTGTCGGTCGGGCTATCAACGAGGGGTTTCAGCGCGGGTGGGCTGATGCTGTGAAGCAGGGGGCCAAGGGCATATGAACGTCTTTTCACTCATCCCGTGGTGGGCGCGGCTCGCCGCCATCGCTGCCCTGTGCCTTGCCCTGATCGGTTACGGCTGGGTCAAAGGTGCCAACGCCAATCAAGCGAAGTTTGACAAGTACGTTGCCAAGCAGAACGCCGAACTGCTGGCCGCGATCAACCGGGCCGGGGCGCGTAGCCGGGAACTGCAATCCAAGAAAGACGAGGCCGTGAATGAAGCTGCAAAAAAGACTCAGGAAAAATCCCGCGCTCTGGCTCGCGCCGCTGCTACTGGTGACGGGCTGCGCGACGACCTTGCCGCCGCCAAGCGATCCCGCGATCTGTCCAGCTATTCCCTCGAAACCTGCCGCGCTGACGTCACAACCCGAGACGAGCTACTTGGATCAATGGAACGCACTGGTCGAGGAATCGCGGAAAAGGCTCAGGGGCACGCAATAGACGCGGCGGCTTGTCTCAGCGCCTGGCCGCGCTGACCCTTCGCGCTACGCCCTGAGCCATTGACATTGCAGGCTTTTGTGATAACGTGCGGGGTGCGTTGAGAGTAAACGCATGGTGATTGGCCCCGGAGGGTTGCACCGAGGGCTAACGGGTCGTTAAACACCCGCCAGTCACCAGTCGTTTGCTCTGTTGCAGGTTGTGTATGCGGCATCGAAGCGGCACCATAATGTAGCTATGGCAAAACCGCATGTCACCAAGGCGCTGCGCTTGAAAGCATATTCATTGCTGGCAAACGCTGTAGGGTCAATCAAGGATGACTCTGATCTGGGGGCGCGGGTTCGGGAGATTTTTGAGCAGACTTGGTCCGAAAACCGGGAATGGAAGACTTTGGAGTCCCTGAAAGCATCTTCCCCCGAATTGCCAAAGCAACCGTAATTCGCTGAACGCTCAGGCGTCCAAGATTCGGCATACTCATTAGGTCGTTGTAGCTGTACGCCATTAGGTCTTGGACAGTCCTTATCCCAGCGTTAGATAGGACGCTTAAGTCCCGCTCTTTTAGGCCATCCAAGGCCAAGATATCGGTGACGACAACGCGGCTCTTGAACTCCCCACACCACTTCTCCGCTTCCACTCGGGGGAAGTCAAATTCGCCATCATGGTATTCAGCCTCAGGTATAGGTTCTGACACTTTCAGGGGCGGGTAGCGGCGGCACTCACCGATCCAGTCATCCTTGTGCATAAGTTCATCGCTGGTACTGGTTCGCCTCAGAATGAGATTCCAGAAGCGGCATTCGTCGCATCGTTCAATCATTTCGCTACTTTCTTCTTCGACACCCTCACCAAGCGCTCATTCTCTTCCTCAAGACTTGGCAGAACAACGCCGGTTTCCTTGAGGATTCGCTCCCTACGGGCCGTCAACGCAATCGCCTCTTTCTTGAGTCTGGAAACATCGTTCGGGTGGACCCATAACTCCATCTTCACAAAGCCCTCTGCCTTGCGGCGGGCGCGTAAATCAGAGACTCGTTCACCTACAGATTTTGCGTTCATAGTGGTAACGATTATATCATCGTTACATGAAACGTCAAGCTGTTCACGCGCGCGCTCACCTTCCCGAATCCAGCGCCTGAGCGCGAGAGAATTTTCTAAGTGTTCTTCGGTGAGCATCTTCTCTCCCCTTTCAAGGCTGGTTGCGGATAGCGGCGGCACAGTCGTAACCCGTGTACAACACCATTTCATCGCAAATCGCCGCGCACCTTTCCCGCTCCATCCGCACCGCTAGGCGGGCATAGTCGGCAGCGTAAACCTGCATTTGGATCGCGGCAAAGCCATCACCGCCAAGTTTCGTTGTCGGCAATTTCGGCAGTTCAGGTAGGGCTACGGGTGTCATGGGTGGTCCCCTGATTGATTAAGCAGCGCGCGTTCTAGATCGCGTTCGGCATTCCAAAGCGCCGATTGCGCCTGCGAGTATTCGATAGATCGCTGCATCCGTGTTGGCTCATCGAGTCCATGCGCGTTCATCATGCCGAGTTGGTGGAATCGCGCGCGCTTTTCTGCAACGATGTTCCCCAGCAACTTGATGACAAGCTGCCGAGGTTGAGATTTTTGAGGTGGGGTCGGTAGGGTCACATCAGGCTCCTAGACGGGTGTTTCTGGTGCATCTTCAAGCGCCCACTCACAGGCGGCTTTCCACGCCTTCCAAGCGAGCGCGGCTTGCATGAGCAGGTACTGACCACGATCCGTTTCCACGGCCTCAGGATACTTGCCCTGATCCGAGTACCAAAACTCAAAAGCCTGTCGCTGGGTCATGCTATCGCGCGGCATACAATCTCCTGAAGGGTTGAGGGCGGCTGCTAAGCCAGTCCCCGAAAATTCCCCAAAATCGCCGGAAACCTAGCATCCATGCGGCTGTCACTTCCGGTTCTCCCACTCGATGACCTCAGAAAGTAGCCACTTGCCATCCTTGCCGGGGGTCGGGAAGTCCTTGCTGGCAATGTAAGTTGCAAGGGTGTTTCGGTGGATGCCAATCCGCTCGCACACATCGCCTCGCGTCAACCGCACCCCGGCCAATCTGGCAAACATCGTCATGGCGGCAGTCAGGCTATCCAGCCGCTGCAAAATCGCTTGAGTTTCGGGCTGTGTCATTAATACGCCTCCAGAATGGCTTTCATTGCGCGAATTGGTCTGGTGTCGCTCATCCCCCGCTCCTATTACCGCCCTCGGGAGGTGCGGGGTTGCGCCCGTGATATTTGCTCTGCGATTCGTTGCAATTCGTGCCCTTCATGCCGTGCGTGTCGGTGCATGGCGAGCAGCGATATGTCGGGTCGTGCAGGTCGGGGCCTTCCATCGTTTCGCTGTACTGCTGCGCCCATGAAACGCCGGGGCCATTCCCCTGAACGAATCGCCCGCAGCAGTCGCATCGGTTTTGCCATTGAGCCTGCCAACTGCGCGGGGAAGGCCCAGCGAAATCTACGATAGCCATCTCGGTAAGGTCGTCAAAGTAGCTCATGGCGACACCTCCAGACCCAGAGCCTTCAATTCGTCGGCCAGCCGCTTTTTGAATCGTGCAGGGCTGCCCCTGTCGCCGTGCAGAGTCAACTCGAAAAGGTCGTGCAAATCTTCTTCGCACAACGTCCGCGCCTCCCCCTTCTCCCCACCCAGCGCGACAACATCGGCGGGAGCGACTTTGGCCCCTCTGCCGCACAAAAAGTCGCTGAAGCTCTCAGCCAGTTCGTGCGTTTCGGCTGTCATGAGTTGCACCCCAATTTCCTTTTGGCGTTCGTCTTGCTGCTGGATGTATTTCTTCTCCAGCCAGTCAAAGATTTCACCCTCTGAAGGTAGGCCGTCCTGCACTGGCCGTCCTGCTTTATGCAATGCAAGCAAGCGGTCAATAGATGCCTCCACGTCAAGTATGTAGACGGCGTTATCCCTACCGCTGAAGTCACGACACAGTTCCTTCACAGCTTCGGCAAATTCGGCTACGGCCCTTCCTCCATCTTCATGATTGCTGAGGGCTGCGCGGGCGGCTGCAATCAAGTCGTCCTCGCGTTTGCCAATGTCGGCCATAGCCTGTGAGAAAAGCTCTTTCTCGGCGATGAGTTCAACCGATATTCCGGCTGGCTTCGTGTGGAAGTCCAGGAAACCTTGCAGGGCTTCGCGAAGTGCTTGGGTGTGGTCTTGCATGACAAACCTTTATTTGAGAGCGCCGCAGATCGCCCATGCGACAGCGGAGACGAAAAGCCACGGCAGTGCCATGAACATGCGCGTCGGACCATCGCCGAGATAACCGCTGTCGTCCACGGGCCAGAAAAGCACCCACAGCGCGCCGATAACGGTTACTGCGGCGGGGATGTACCACCACGCTAAAGAAATTGTGATGCTCATGATCCTCCCGCCTCCCTATTACGACCAATGGCGGCAATAGCTGCGTCTGTGGCTGCGTCCAAGTTTGCCGAGTTGCTGGCAAGGTCGAAAGTCCATGTGCGACCGCGCCACGACGATTCATGCCGAGCAATGCCTTTCACGTATTGCCAGCGCATCGCATCCTTGCGCATTGCCGAGTCTTCCGCCTGTTCAGCCACAACCGTATCCAGGGCGCAGGCTGCGAAAAGGTACGGATTGACTGCCGGTGGTTGCCCCTTCTGTGCTTCGTGCATTTCGCGCAGGACTTGCTGGGCGCGGTCTGCATCAATGGCTGCATGAGCGAAATCGCGCCAGAGTGAGTCGTCTGGATCGGTCGCACCAAGGCGCTCCGCAATGGCCTCTATTTCCGATTGCGGCGGGTAGTCGGCTGGCGCTGCATCCTCCTGATTGAACGTGCTAGGAGCTTCATCAAAGCCAGTGCGGTATTCGGGCGCTGATTGGGCAGATAGGGCGGCGCGCAAAAAGTTGCGAAAGCTCTTGGCCAGATCGTGCGTCTCCGCCTCTGTGTAGAGAAATCCCATTTGCTTTTGGCGCTCATCCTGGCGCTGGACATAGTTCCTCACCAGCCAGCTGAATATCTCTTGCTCTGACGGTAGGCTCTCCTTCCCTGGCAGCGGTGCCGGTGGTGCTGGGGGAGCGGCAGAAAACCAATCCATGTAGGATTTGCCCGTGACCTTGCATAACCCGCTGTTCAATTGCTCGGCGCTGTAGCCAGTAATCTTCTCGTGCGAAAACCAGGCATTGCCAAACTGCACGCCCTGTGACGAAACTTTCACAATCCGTTCGTCGGGCTGGGCTACAGCAACCCCCTGAGAGGTGGCACCGGGTGCAGCGGGAAGAAACATGAAGTGCGTAGGTTCTGTCTTCCAGCAGTTCACGTCATCGCCGCACTCGACGGATGTTTCGTACCAGCCTTCTTCGCATTCTTCTTCCCAGTTATCGTTGATGTGCGCCTCTGAGAACCACTGCCCGCGCAGGGTGCGCCACTTGCCATGCGAGTTGAAATAGCCCAGCAGCAGCGTGCGGCCATCCTTTGGCGCTGTCTCAATTGGTTGCCATCCGTCGCCCTCCCCCTGACGCTGAGTAGCGAGGGCTTCTACTTCGGTGCGGAGAGCGGCGATTGCGATGCTTGCTGATTTCTCGCAGCGATCCCAGCCGACTCCGTAGAGGTCGCCGTGAGATTGGCGGATGTAACGCCAGCCTCCGAGGATATCGGCCAGCGCGCCTATCGCTTGCTCCACCACTTTCGCTGTTTCGGCTGAGGCGTGGTTGATTTCAGGTGTAGCCAGTTTTTCAGGTGATGTCATATTTGTCCTTGTGGGTAAAGATTGCGGCCATCACCAATGCAAGAGGGGCGGTCAGTTGATTTCAGCGATGGCATGGCTGATTTCCTGAATCTCGTTGACCAGATCCACGATCCCCGACACATCCCAATTGCTGTCCTGCATGTCGATGCTGTTCATCAAGGGAACGATCTTGTCGCGCAGCTTTTGGGCGCACTCACGGCGGGCCTTGCGCAGCACGGTCATGCGTCCGATGTGGGCCATCTTCTCGGTGTCGGATGTGTCAGGCAGCTTCACGGTGTTTCCAGTTCGCCAGCACTTGGACCAGCGGTTGAGGGTTGAATGGGCCAGGCCGTGCCTTCGCGCGAACCCGGCGCATGTGCTCGCGCTTTTGCTGGGCGCGGGCGCTGTTGTTGGTGATGGGACGGCCTGCCATGATCAGAAGGGAATGTCGTCGTCCATGTCGTCAAACCCGCTGGAGGGCTTGGCGGCGGCACCAGCGGGAGCCTGCCCACGGGCGGCGCGGATCGGGCGATGGCGCAACGTGGCGACCATGCGGGACAGTTGCTCGGGCGTCGTCTTGCGGTCCAGGATTTCGCTGGCCGTAAGTTCGCTGTTGGCCTGATAGACGCCCTTGAGGACCATGCGCGTGCCCACGCTGCCGTCCTGCTTTGCGTAGTCCTCGGTTTCCAGCAGGACGCCGATATGCTTGCCGCACAGGTCGGGGAAAATCTGCCCTTGCACCTTGTCGTCGGTTTTGGTGTCGTTGTTCCACTTGAGGAACGTGCCGGCCACGGGCGCGATGTTGCGCAGGCCCATGCAAGTCATGATGGCTGACAGGGCCTGAAAGCCCATGATGTGTTCGCCGTTGGACTTTTGCGTGTAGAGCGACAGCCGCGCTTTTTGGCCGGCTGCGGACTGGAACAGCAGGGCAATGCCCTTTGTCCCGGTGCTGGCGGTGATATCCACGGCTTGCGTGAACGTGCCGAGATACTTGCCGAGTTCGGTAATCATCCCGCCTGTGGTGTCGGCTTTGCGGGCGGCTTGGGGGTCGAGTGCGTACATGGTGTTTCCTGTGTTGATGGTCAAACGGTGGCCGTGAGGCCGTAGAACTCGCAGATCGCCTTATCGACTTCCGCAAGGTCATTCGGGATGTGCATGTCGTTGAACATGCCGATGGGCGACTTGCAGCAGTCCTGCCCGTTGGTCTGTGTGGCGAACGTGTAGTTGCCGTTGATCACGTCCGTGCGCAGGACGATGGTGAAAAAGCCTTCGGGCACGATGTGCTGGTCAACCAGCTTGCCCACGGTCTTCATGCGAACCTGGCCCAATTCGTCGGTCTGCGTGTGGGCAAGGATGTAGACGCGGCGATGCTCTGCCACTTCGCCCGCAGCGTTAAAAATGTTCCATGCGTTCTTGCCGATATCGGTGAACTTGCCGTAACCGGTTTCGCTGCTGCGCGTCATGAGTTCGTTCACCATGACGGCCTGATAGTCGTCAACCACGAAAACCTCTTGTGGCGACTGGCGCATCAGTCGCTCAATCTCCACGGGGTCAGAGGTGCGGAAGATGTTGCCCGGCGACTTGAGGGTGATGCGCTGCTTCCAGCCGTCCGCTTTGAACGGCAGGGGTTTCTTGATGCACTGAACCAAAAACGTCTTGGACGGGTCCAGGTTGCGCAGGCTGGTTGACTTGCCGCTGCCGCTGTTGCCGAGGATTAGGACTGCGATGCTCATGTGTGTTTCCTTTGTGGTCTGTGTTGAAAAATTCGGCCCATTGCTGGACGGTCTGGTGAAATTGCGCGCCGCTCATAATTGAGTTAAACGAAACCGAATGCGCGAAGTAGCGCACAGGTGATGAAAGGGTGGGTCACTTGCCGTCCTTGATTTCGACCAGAACACAGGTCTTTTCTTTCCAGCCTTGATAGGCCGCTCCGATGATCTGGGTTGGTTTTGAGCGCGAGGCGGCATGTGCAAGGCGGTTAGCCAAAAATCCGAGTGCGCCCGCAATCAGTCCGATGCACCAAAAGGCCATGCCAGCAAGCGCCGCGCTGTCGATCCAGTAAACCTTTTCCTCTGCGATCCATACAGCGATCAGTGCAAGCGGCGTGACGAGCAAGATGTAGCCAAAGAACGAGGCAATCGTGATGATCAGCGTGGGAACCAGCGCTGCCCACATCAGGGCGCGGGCGTAACTGCACAAGTCGGTCTGGTCGTCGTATTCACCGAGGCCACCGAATACCGCCGCCTTGTGGTGCCATGAATCCTTACTAATGATGATCACGATTGCGCCTTCCACTGATTAAGTTCAAGAACCATGCTCGGAACATCGGCATGGAGGGGGTCTACTTCGCGCAAGGCCCATTCAAGGATGAACATGCGCCAGGCTCGCCAGAGAGAGCGGAATGGGTTCACAGCGCCATCCCCACAATCACGCAGCCGATAACAGCCAAGACCAAAGCGCCAGTCTTGAGAAGTGATACGCACGATTCCCGCGCCAATGCGTAGCCCTCTTCAGCAGGAGGCGGCACCCTGTGCATTGATTGCGCAGAGATTGCTGGCAGACCTTCAGTGGGTATGGGTTTGGAGGTCATGCGGCCTGCACCACGTTTTCAATCGCCAGCAGTTGCGCAATCTGGCGGTCAATGCTGGTCATTTTTGCGGCGAATTCGGAGCGAATCCTTTGCCGCTCCGCCTCCAGTCCGGCCACAAGTCCAGGGCGCGGGTCGAAGTTGTCTGGCATGTCGAATTCAAATGAATGCTCGGCGATGTGTACGCGGCCATCCAGCGCGTCCGCATCCCATTTGCGCATGTCGTACCGCTCAAAGATGATTTGAGGCTCTTTCATGAACTTGTTTTGTTGCCAGTAAACGTGGCCGGCGATCTGAACTTTGCTCATATCTATCTGTCCTTTAGGTCAGTTGGTCTGTGTGGCAGGGGCTTGTTTATTCCGTGCAGGAGTACGGTTGCGGGCAGGCGGTCTTGCCCTTGCACTGCGAAGGCTTGAAGCAGAACGATGGCGTCTCGCCGTGGCAGGGGTGCTCAAACTTCCAGATGCACGGGTCTGCGGGGTATGGCAGCGCCTTGATGTGCGTTTCCGCATATTTCTCGCCGCCCACCGTCTTGCCGGACACCTTCTCGGCAATTTGCTTGGCATCGAATGGCGAATCGCCTTGACACGATGCGCTGGTGCCGTCAGTAAAAGTCAACCAAAAAGTCATCATGCTTTTTCTCCAGAGTTAAAAGGTGGCTCGCCGTCCAGAAAATCCCGGACCATCTTTTCCGTGTCTTTGTCCATTGGTGCAGCCTCTTCATCTGCTTGCACCACAGGAGCGCAGCAAACATCAGGTCCAGGGCAATCGAGGGTTTTGCAGATGGGGCAGGGCATTACTGAGGCTCCGGTGTAGTCATTCCAAGCCGCTGACTCGCAACGGCTCAGGATGGCAACTAGACGGTGTGGGTGCCTTCCACGCCGCGCCGCATGCGCTCGATGGTTCGCTGTTGCAGCCAGTGCATGGCCTCTTCGATGTGGGTGAGGGCGCAGGCGTTGGCCTTGCAGGCGTAGGGTCCAGCCTGGAATCCGCGCAGGCGGTCGGCCACGATTGCAAGCAGTACCTCTTGCGTGATGCCGTTCACTCCGGCCTCCGCGATGGGGCCGTTCTGGAACGAGATTTCAATCGGCTCCATCACGCCGCCGCTGACAACGTATTCGTGATGCGCGCCGCCCGATCCCGGCTCGTCCATCACTGAAATCGTCAGCGTGTCATTGGCCGGGTTGACCTTGTGTTCTTCGAGAGTTCTTTCCATTGCGTAGCTCCTAAGTAAATGCCCTTGATGGGCGTGGTTGGAATTGGTTAAATCTGGAGGCGCGGCTTAGGGCTGCGGGAGTCCTGTTGCTTTGGATAGGGCAGCGCGGGCACGTTCGATGTGCGCGTAGTCTTCGGCGTATTCCCACACCTCAACAGCTTCGGCGACAAGCTCCTGCAGCGCCTCCAGCAAATCGGGCGCGGCGGCGATCAAGTGAGCGTTGGCAACCAACTCGTCGGGGGTGTAGTGGTGCCCCTTCCAATCGGTGAGAGTGATAGGCGCGTCTCGCCACTCGACTGGCAACACGGGCGTTGCAGTCTCGTAAACATTGCAATTCACGACCGAACGCCTGCGCTCTGCGTGCCGGATAAAGAAGCCGAACGGCTCGGACTCAGGCACGACCCGCGCAATCTCAGCGGCCCACGGTCCCGGCGTATGCTTACCCGCGCTCATGACACCCCCCAAGGCGAACTGTCAAAGCCCGCGATTCTTTCTTCAACCCTGTTTGCTTCAGCCTCTTCCTGCGTAGCGGGGCGGCTGGTGAAGTCAGTACGCAGGATCGCCCTGACGGATTCGTTTGCTTCAGCCTCAACCTGGGCGAAGGTGCGCGGCTCAAGCCTTGCATCGATGCTGGCAAAGGTGCCAGACATTGCGTGACGGCCAGTGTGGGGGTCGGCGTTCATGCAGCGCTCGCAGCAGCAGCCTTGCGTGCAGCGCGCTCCGCATCACGGCGGGCGTGTTCTTCTGTTTCGCCCACGTAGGCCCGCGTTTCCAGCCACGTCAGGGCCTCTTGCTGTCCGCGATAGAACATCTTTGCGGCGATGGGGGCAGCGCAGACCCCGGCGACATATGCCTTAACGCCTTTCAGCGCAGGTTCCGTGGAGCAAACCTGCAACCAGCCCGCCATGCAATGGGTCGTGCCGCAAAGCGTTTCTTCGGCGCAGGTCCGCTCCTTCCAGCCGTCATCGGCGTGCCAGTGACCCATGTCCAGACGATCCCGGTTGTCCAAGACGATTTCGCGAACCTTGTCCAGGTTCTCGATTGCTTGTTCAGGCGTGGCGCGGGGGAGAGGTTGACCATCGGCACCGCTCAGGACGGCACCGCTCAGGTCGGCACCGCGCAGGTCGGCACCGCGCAGGTCGGCACCGCTCAGGTCGGCACCGCGCAGGTCGGCACCGCGCAGGACGGCATCGCGCAGGACGGCATCGCGCAGGACGGCATCGCTCAGGACGGCATCGCTCAGGACGGCATCGCTCAGGACGGCACCGCTCAGGTCGGCACCGCTCAGGTCGGCACCGCGCAGGTCGGCACCGCTCAGGACGATGCGCGGCCTCTTGGCGACGGCTGTTTCCAGCGCATGGCGCATTGCCAATCCGCTTTCAACATGCGCCGGGATTTCGCATTCAAACAGGACTGCGCCGGTCCAGCGGTTGAGGATTTTTTGCTTGCGAACTTGAGTGTTTTCCATGTGTTTTGCTCCTAATAAATTTGGGCGGGCTGGAGGGGAGGGATCAGGCGGACAGAATCGGGACGCATTCGCCCGTCTGGATGAACTGCGCGCGCTGACGAAAGGCGAGCGAGCTATCGAACTTGCCAGCCAGTGCGTCTGCGTGCCGCTGGCGGCATTCGAGGTAGTACGCCTCGGGATCGTTGACCTTTACCTTGCCCTCGCGGGCTTCAGCAATGCACGCCAGCGCGTTATCGGCGTACCACTGCCGCGCGGCTTGGATCGATTCGGGCGTGAGTTGCATGTTTTTCTCCGGGTTAGGTCAGGGGTCAGGCGGGGAGGGCGGGACCAGTGGCTTTTGCGATGGCAGCGCGGATTCGGTCGAATGCGGCGTTCGCGTCGGGGTCGAGGTTCCCGAACTTGACGAGTGCGAAGGCCAAGCCGATTTGCGCGGCCTCCAGCAATTCGGGAGCTGCGGCGATCAGGCGAGCATTCGCCTCACATTCCGCGTAGTCCGTGCCGCTCGGATAGTCCGCATAAATGCAGGCGTGATTGAGCTTTCCTTGCTTCCACGGGAATGGGCCAACCTTGAAGCAGACGCCAACCGAGGTGCGGACAACTTCCATCGTCCACGGGCCTTTCGTGTGCTTCAGTTCGCGCGTCTCAATTTCGGCTATCGCCGCATCAAAGTTTCCCGCGTATCTGGCGCTTTGGCCGGCTGGAGAGTCGGTCATGCGGATGCTTCCGCAGTTGGTTCACGACTTTTAAGGCCAATCATTCCTTGCGAAATGTGCTTTGCCAATTCGGCGGAAAACTCGCCCATGTCTGAGCCTGTGCAAAGTTGGTAGGCGGCTTTCGGATCGCCCACGCTGTTCTGACCGGCCAGTACTTTGAGGGTGTAGAAACGGGCGGGAAGAGCGCGGCAATAGACCTCCACGGTCTGCCCGTCTCCCTCGCCTGGGTATCTGGCGACAAGAGCTTCTTTGTAGTGATCAAAGCACTTTGGGCCGCACCAAGCATTCCCGAACGCTTGAGAATCGCGCTCACGAACTTCGTATAAAAAATCGAGCATTTCAGTTTTCCTTTCCAGGCTTACTGCCTGAGAGAGTGGGAGTCAGGCCGACAAATCTGCAAGTGCAATCACAAGGCCACGGCAGTAAATCTCGCCGTCTTCCATGACCAGAAAGGTCGCGTGCGGCTTGTCGGTCGAGTAGCGCCACGACATAGGTTCATCGCTGGGCGACCACTCGCAGTCAATGTCCGCGCGGGGCAGCAGTTCCTTGCGGAAGAATTCGCGGGCCGAGTCAATGTCGCCATCGAGGTTTTCCCACTCAGGCATCACGCCCTCGGTAGTGATGACGACTTGCCCGCCTTCATACATCCCGACTTCATCGCTGATCGCGCCGCGCAACTCCACGTTGTCATCGCTGTAGCCGAACACCACGACTAGGCGGGCGTCCTTTGCGGCGGCTTCCTCGGCTTCGGTGATTTCCTGGCCGTACTCACGACCGTTCAACAGTGCTGCGAGTTCTTCCTTGGTCATATGTTTTGCTCCTAATAAATTTGGGCGGGCTGGAGGGGAGGGATCAGGCGGGAACAGATGCAAGTTGTTTTGCGAGACTGGCGACTTCGCGCTTGACGTAATCGAGTCGCCGGTATGCTCCGTATCCACTGGCGCGGTCGTAGGCGGGGCACAGGTCGCCGCTGTGGGCGCAGTCAAAGCCAAGCCACCACACATCAGCGGGACGGCCTTCGGCGGGGATGTGGCAGATTCCGCCGCCATCAGCGCGCGGAGTCTCGCTGCAACTGTCCGCGAAGGTCAAGCCGCCATGCACATCGGGGTAGCTGTCATCGCGCCCCGTGTGCGGAATCTCCACCGCGGCATAGTCGGCCCCGTGATACTTGTGACCGGGCGGCAGACCCACATAGCCGCACAAAGCGCCACCGGCGCCACGATGAATCAGGCAGTCAAGGCCGGTAGCCTCGTCAATCCATTGCACCTTGTCAGGCTCGCCGTCCCACTCGCCGCGAACGGGCCAAGCGCTCTTGTCAACAAAGTTCCAAATTTGTTCACTCATGTTTTTCTCCGGGTTAGGTCAGGGGTCAGGCGGGGAGGGAGGCGCGCAACGAATCGCGAATCTCTTTGGCTGCTGCTTCACGGTCTTGAGCCGAACGCAGGTATTCGGTGAGTCGGCCTTGAGCGATGAGCAGGGCAACGGGATCGCGGCGACCCATCGGGCGCGACTTCAGTTCCGCGATTTCCTTGCGCTTGATGGCAACGTAGTTGCGGAACATCTTTGCCTCAGCGCGAAAGCGGATGAGCGTGTCTCGCTCGTATTGGTTTGCCTTCTCGCTCATGTCTCTCATCTCCTGCCCCCTTGATTGGTGGCGTGAGAGAATTAGAATCCCATCAATGGGAGTTGTCAATCCCAACAATGGGATTCCGACTCCGGCGTAAGGGTATTAGGGTTTAGAAGTGAAAAAGCCCGCACGCGGTCTAGCTTCCCATTGCTCAAACTGCCCCCCGTGGCGTTGGTGATCTTCACCAGCGTGTCAAGTCCTGGCCGGTAGGCCATTAGCGCGCGGAGGTTAGCCGCCAAGATTTCGCGGGGTCGCATCAGAAAAGTGTGCCCATACCCGACTCCCGTGCATGGGATTGCACAAATCCCAACGATGGGATTAAGATGCGCACCTATGGAATCAATCATCGACTACCTAAAGCGCAAGTTGCGCGAAGCTGGCGCTGCACGTTGGGAGGCGATTGCCGCTGAAGCTGGTGTGGCGAAAACCCTTCCCCGGAAGATCGCTTACGACGACCGAGAGAACCCCGGCGTTGCAACCATTCAGCCGCTGATCGACTTCTTTTCTGCTGTCGAGCGCGGCGAAAAGAAACTGCCCGAGGCTATGACCGACAAGGCGGGGGTTTAAATGGGCCGCGTCAAGTTCTGTGAGCAATGCGGTGCCGACAACACGAAGCGCGACCCGCACGCCCGGTTTTGCTGGACTTGCATCAGTCTCCGTCAGGTCGTCAATGGCGCGCTTGCCGCTCACAAATGCGTCCGAAATGCCATCGGCAGGAAAGAGATTCCCCGCGCCGACACATTGCTCTGCGTGGACTGCGGCGCTACCGCGCGTGACTACGACCACCGCGATTACAGCAAGCCTTTGGAGGTCGAGCCTGTTTGCAGTAGCTGCAACAAGTTGCGCGGTCCCGCTAGGCCCGTCCTCACGTTTGAACTGCCGGTCTAACCCATGCCTTCTCGGACACGCCGCCCACAAGTCAATTGCACAAGTCCCTGGCCTACAGCCGCAAGGGAACAGAGCAGCAAGCGCCGCGTTGTAGGCGCTGATCCACGAGTCTCCTACCCCGCATCTATCGATAGCAGCGCGGTTTCTCCCCTGCGCTGGGGTGCGGGTTTCCTCGGCCTTCGGGCCGGGGGTTTTCACAACGGTGAGCTGCGGTCTGTTCATGCACCGCAGTTTGTTTCTTTGGCTCGTTTTTGAGACGGCAACAGACCGCAACCCGACATGCCATCAATTGCGCCCAGCCAATTAACCCTTTCTTTCGAGCCTGCATTGCCCGACCGTTTCCCCACCTTGCGCAGCTATATCGCGCACCGGGCAAGCCTCACAACGAAGTCTCTCAAGACGCAGGCCGCAGACATGGACATGGCCCCCAGCACGTTGACGCGAAAACTCAATCCTGCTGACGGCGATACCCAGCGCCTGAACTGTGACGGCCTGGAGGAATGGCTTGCAAGCACTGGCGAGACAAACGCGGTGATCGAGTACCTAGCCGCGAAGTACATGGATTCGCCAGAGGCCCGCAAAGCCCGCTTGCTCAACAAGCTGGAAGGCGCGCTGCCTGACCTGATGGCGATGTTGTCCCAACTCAAGGAGGCCGCTTGAATCCCGTTGTCATCGGTGACGCGACGCGAATCTACGCCTTGTGCGAGTTCCCGAGCATGGTCCCGCGCTATGTGGGCAAGACCGTTCGACCGCTCTTTCGCAGGATGGCGAGCCACATGCAGGTCGCTAACAGAAGCCCCAGGCTTCCGGTTGCTCGCTGGCTCGCAAAGGCGAAGCGTGAAGGCAGGCAGGTTTGCATCAAGTGGCTAGAGACGGTTCCGCCAGGAGACGACTGGCAGGCGCGGGAGCGCTTCTGGATTGCAAAACATCGGAAAGATGGCGCGGCGCTGCTAAACCTGACGGACGGGGGAGAAGGGCTGGCCGGGCACAGGTTCACCGAAGTTCATCGCCAGCGCATCGCCGCATCAGTGCGGACCGGCGCTGTGTTTAGTTGCCTCGCGTGTGGCGGGGAGTTCTACCGCAAGCGCAATCAGATCGACAAGGGGCAGAACAAATACTGCTGCCGCGCGTGCGCCAACAAAGCAACAAAAGGGGGTTGGGAATGTCGTTCAAAGAAGTAGTCATTGGCGATGCCCGACTGATTCTCGGCGACTGCATGGAAATCCTGCCGACACTTGGCAAGGTGGATGCGGTGATTACCGACCCGCCCTATGGGGTTGGCCTGGGCAGCCACAAAGGCGCTGCGGAGACTCGTTCGGGGCTTCTGGTGAAACAGGGCTATGAGTCATATGACGACACCATTGAAAACTTCGCGGCGGTTGTTGTTCCGGCGATTGTCCTGGCGCTGTCCAAAGCCGAAAGGGGTTTGGTCTTCTGTTCGGACAAAGGGGCATGGCTTCTGCCCGCCCCGGCGGCTCTGGGTGGCGTGTTCATGCCTGCCGCGTGTGGTCGCAATGCTTGGGGCTACCAGTCGCTCGCCCACGCGCTCCTGTACGGCAAAGCCCCGGATCTTCACTTAGGCGCGAAAGCGACGGCCATCCGTAGCAGTGAATCCGCCGACAAAAACGGCCATCCGTGTCCAAAACCTACGGGATGGATGAGTTGGGCTGTTGGCTTGGCAAGCCGCCCACTGGAAACCGCCCTTGACCCTTTTATGGGATCGGGGACCACGGGCGTTGCCTGCGTCCAACTCGGCCGGACCTTCATCGGCATAGAGCGCGAGCCCAAGTATTTCGACATTGCCTGCCGCCGCATAGAGCAAGCCTACAACCAGCGCCCGCTCTTTGAAGCGGCACCACAAGTCAAGCCCGAGCAACTGGAGATTTCATGACTAAGCCCCGCACATGGACCCGCTTTCCCATGACCACCCCTACCCAAAGCCGCACAAGCCCCGTGATCGACCCATCGCCCGCCAGCAGCGCAGCAAAGACAGCGCGCATTACTGGCCGCGGAACTGGCGTTGTCAGGGCTGAGGACAAGGGGAGGCAAGCGTGAGCATCATCGCCATCAGGTTCCGCATGGAAGGTGCGCTCTGCGTGCTTCAGGTTTTGGAAGAAAAGTGTTCCGAGTATTACGCGCCCAACACGCAATCAACGTGGCGCGATGCGGATGCAACCGATCTTCTCGAAGTTGCCAAGTTCACAACGGGCGGCGACCGCGACCTAGGCAAGACCGTCGATGACCTCTACCGACGCCTTTCCCGCCTTGAGCAACAACCCATGTTTCAACCCAAGGAGCAACCATGAGGCAATGCAAACGCCTGGAGCAACTCTTGCAGGGTGGGCGATGAAATCAGGAGCATGGTCAGAGGCTGATCTTGAGCTACTGCGCAAGTGCTACCCGCATATGCACACGCGGGATGTGGCAACGCTTCTGGACCGATCCATTGATTCTCTTCACGTCGCCGCACGCAAACGCGGCATTGTGAAAACGCCTGAAGCCAAGGCCAAGATTCATAGCGACAGCGCTGTTCCGAACAGCGGGCAATTTAGACCGAAGCACGGGCACGCGAACCCTACAGACACTACATATCGCTGCTGGGCGCAAATGAAGGCGCGTTGCACAGACCCTAAAAACAAGAACTTTGCTAACTACGGCGCACGGGGAATCTACTTTGCGCCCGAGTGGGCCGACTTTGAAAACTTTTTGCGCGACATGGGAGTTCGCCCTGCTGGCTTAACGCTTGGGCGTATTGACAACGATGGCCCGTATGCCGCCTGGAATTGCCGGTGGGAAACCATGAAGGAGCAGCAGAACAATCGCCGCTCCAACCGGGTTATTGACGCTCTAGGCAAGTCCCAAACGCTACAGCAATGGTCAGAGGAAATCGGGGTTAGGCCTGACACGCTGGCTTGTCGCCTTGCGGCTGGCTGGCCCATTGACTTGGCTCTAACGACCAAAACCAAACAAATCACACGCTGGATCAGGCCAGCACAACCTTGAAAGGCAAAAGATGAAGCATTCGCAATACGAAGTTATTGGGCGTCTGATTTCCCGCAAGACAGGCGCGACACCCGTTGAAATGGTGAAGGCCACGCTTTCAACGTGCGTTCACAAGCGCATGAGTGAAATGCGGAACAAGGGCTGGGTCATCCGCCGCGTTCCTGTGCAGGGCCGTACTTTCGGCAGGTACTACGGCACGCCTCCT